TAACAAACTCAATGAGACTTTTGACACTTCGGACTCGGGTGATATTGTTCAACCAGAAGTAATCAAAGATAAAATTGAAAAAGTAAGAGAAGGTGTAGATGATATCAAAAAAGATTATGAATACACTAGAGGCAATCTTTATTCTATAATCGAGAAAGGTCAAGAAGCATTAAACGGCGTTCTTGAACTTGCACAAGAAAGTGAAATGCCAAGGGCATATGAAGTTGCAGGTCAGTTAATTAAAAACGTTGCTGATGCTACAGATAAACTATTAGATCTTCAAAAGAAACTTAAAGATGTAGAGGCAGAGGATAAGATCAAAGGACCATCAACCGTCAACAATGCTCTATTTGTTGGGTCTACTGCAGACTTGGCAAAAATGCTAAAAGATGGACTTAAAGAGGATCCTAAATAAATTGGAAGGGAGAGAAATCCCAAAGTATTAATGTACTCATAAAATGTCAAAGGATTTACCCTCATACGAGGATTTTAGTGGAGATGAAAGTCTCCCATCAGTAGAAGATTATATTACAGAAGAGAACGCAGAGGAACTCCCTTCTGTAGAAGATTTTATTGAAGAAGAAGTAATAAGCGAAGAAACTGTTACTATAGAAGATGCTGACGGTAATGCGTTTGCAGAAGTAAAGGATATCATCCCACCATTTCCTGAATTAATTCGTCTGATTAATGATGTTAGAAAAGACATCCCAGATATTCCAGAAGTCAAATACTATGATAGAGAACTTGAAGATCTTGCAGAACAGATTTCTCAACTTCCAGAAGTCAAATATTATGACAGAGAAGTAGAAGCAATATGTAGTCAAATTGATCTCGTAAGAGAGCAAATTAAAGATCTTCCAGAAGTCAAATATTATGATGAACAGGTAAACTCCATTGAAGACAGAATTGATAGTCTTCAAACTGATGTAGTTAACTTACCAGAAGTAAAATATTATGACGCTGAGATTGAGGCAATTTGTGGGGCTATTGATGAAGTAAAAGCATCAATCCCAAAATTCCCCAAATGGGTCAATGAAATAAATGAAGTCCCAGATTTTTCCTGGATAGGGAAAACTTTTAGTGTCATTGATGATGATTTTGTAAAGGTCAATGATGCTATTGATACCTTAGAAGAAAGTGTTTCCATCGAGTTAAAAAAGGTATCTGAAGAAAATGAAGTTAAACACTTTGAAAACAGAGTGCAGTTTGGCACTGATGTAAAAGATCTTGATAATAAACTAGAGGAAGAAAAAGGTAAGATTTGGAAGGAGTTGAGATCTTCATCTATGAAGATCTGGGAATATCATAAAACGTTCAAAGATGATGATCGTAAACTCAAGAAACAAATTCTTGGGGAATATAATAATCTTAAGGACAATCTCGACAAGAGACTCAAAGAAGTCAATGAATCTAGTGTAAAAACTGATGAGTTACTTCTAAACTATTTTACTGACTTAAAGGAACAGATTACCGGCATTCCAGAAGTCAAGTATTATGATGAAGATATTGATTATGTTAAGTCTGATATCAAGGGTCTAAGAAAGATTATTGAGGATATTAAATCCACCCAAAACCAACTGCAGGAGGAAAAAAAACTTTTAGCAGAAACTAATGTTCCTCTTGGAGAAGACCCCCCTGATACAAAAAACTCTGATCCATTAACTCCTCTAGATCAAAATTTTGTTACTCTAGATCAATTACAACAACATTATAAAAGATTTGTAGAAAGAGTACAATATCAACTTGGATCTATCGGTGGTGGTGGTGCGGGATTCATCAAAGACCTTGATGACGTAGATATCTCAGGGTTAGAGGATGGATATGTCCTTAAATGGAATGATGCGTCAAATAAGTGGAAACCAGAAGAAGCTGGTGGTGTTGGTGCAGGTGGAACATGGGCATCTAACACCATCGGAATCAGCACTACTAAGAATGTTGGTATTGGAACCACAACTGCTAAGTCTGGTGTTGCACTATTCGTTGCAGGTGATATTGAAGCAACAAACGTCAATGTTGCAGGAACAATTACATATGAAGATGTAAAGAACGTTGATTCTCTTGGTCTTAGTACATTCAGAAGTGGAATTGAAGTTAACACTGGAACTGCAACTACAGCACTTTTAGTTCAGGGTGATGCTAGAATTGTTGGAGTTTTAACAGTTGGTACTGCTTCCGTTACGATTGATGGAGACAATAATCAAGTAAGTGTTGGTATAGTTACGATTACCAATTCTGAGGTCATTCTTGGTGATAACGTTACCCTTAATGCTGCTGCAACTGGCATTAACTCTGCACCAAATGTTCTTTACGTTGCTAAAGATGGTAGTGACACTAACAATGGAACTTCTATTGATAATGCAAAACTTACAATTAAAAGTGCAGTTTCTATTGCTCAGTCTGGTACGGTAGTTAAAGTTCTATCGGGTAACTACGTAGAGGCAAACCCAATTACCCTCCCTGCTTTTACTGCTGTTATTGGGGATGATTTAAGAACTGTCAAGGTATTACCAAGCACACCTACAAGCGATATTTTCCACGTTAATAAAGCATGTAAACTTGCAAACATGACGTTCTCCGGTCATGTTGCTCCTGCTGCTGCTGTTGCTTTCCCATCTGGTATCGCAACTAACGTAGGTGGTGGTAAATGGAAAGGTCCATATATTCAAAACTGCACTAGTGATACCACCACAGGAACGGGTATTTACATTGATGGTAACCTGGCAGAAAAAACTAAGTCAATGAACGTTGACGCATTCACTCAATATAATCAGGGTGGTGTTGGTGTTGCAGTTACCAATGAGGGATACGCGCAGTTAGTTTCTGTATTTACTATTTGCTGTGATAAAGCAATCACAGTTCATAATGGGGGACAAGCAGACCTAGCAAATAGCAACTGTAGTTTTGGAACTCAAGGATTAGTCGCTGATGGAGTCAGTCCCGAACAATTCACTGGAATTGTTACTGCCTCTGCTGCCGCATCTCAAGATAATATCACTATCAATGTTGGATCATCAACTACAAGACCTTATGATGGTCAAGTGGTTTATTTTGATCAACTATTTAAGTCTGTCGAAAGTATTACTGTTGGTTCTGGTGGAACTGGATATACCCAAGCACCAACAGTTACTATTGATGCACCTGCGGGTCCAAGTGGAGAAACTGCTTCCGCTTTCGCGACTATAGAAAATGGTGCTGTAACAGAAATTTCGATTATTAGTAGTGGAAGTCAATATACCACTACACCTTCAATTACTATTTCTGGACCTCAGAGTGGAATCAACACTGCGACGGCAACTGCCAATATGGCAGATATCTATTATACAATAAATAGTGCTACACCCATCGTCTCTGGAATTACTACATTAACACTTGCAGAAAATCTTATCAATACTGTAGGGGTTGGTTCTACATCATACTTCTTTCAACAAAGTAAAATTGTTGCAAGTTCTCACACATTTGAATATATTGGTTCTGGTAATACTATTACCTTAGCAACGCCAAAACGAGGTGGAGTTACCATTCAAGCAAATGAAGTTGTAAGTCAAAATGGTGGAAGAGTAATATATACCAGTACAGACCAAGCAGGTAACTTTAGAATTGGTGACGATCTTCAGATCAACCAAGCAACAGGAACTATTAGTGGAAGAGCATTTTCCAAGAGTTTGTTCTCAGAAATAACACCCTTTATCTTAGCACTCAGTTAAATGGCACAATTAGCACTTAACAGATTTCAAACTGAAACTGCAATTTTGACGACCAGTGATCAAACGATATATACTGCTCCCGCAGGTTATACTGGAATTATCCTGTATGCTCATATCACTAACTACGGTGCTTCAGCAACCACAGTTACATGTAAGCATGTAAGATCTGGAACAGAAACAGAAATCATCAATGCTGCAAGCGTTCCTGTAAATGATGCGTATATCCCTCTAGACGGAAAGTTAGTTCTAGAAACGAACGATTCATTTAAAGCAAGTGCTGGTGCAGGTACAACACTTAAAATTCTTCTCTCAGTCTTGGAGACTGCAAACTAATGCCTAGACTTTTAAGTTCAGTAAACGGATCTAGTCAAGTGGGTATTTCCAGCGATGGAACTAACCTGGGTAATATGACTCGTTTGAATTTAGAAAGCAATAGAGTAACATTGGATACTACAACTGGAGTTGCAACTGTATTCAGCGACCCTTTGACTATCATCGGATTATAAATATATCTATGAACTCACGCTAGCATGAAGAAAAACGGTAAATGTCCGGCTGGACAATACTACTGCTACACTGATAAAAAGTGTAAACCAATCCCTCAAGGATTTAAGGCAGTAGGTCGTGCTGGTTATCTTCGTAAAGAAAACGGGCACTCCGTAGATGATGAAAACAAAAATGGTAATGATAACGGCAATAATAATGGCAATGGTGGTAACGGGTCTAGTGGTGGCAATGGTGGATCCAACGGAGGAGTGAGTGAATCGAAAAGTGGCGATTCTTCTCTGCGTGACTGGTTTGGCAAGAGTAAGTCTAGTGATGGCAAGCCTGGTTGGGTTCAACTGGGTGGGAAATACTCTGGAAAACCTTGTGCCAAGCAACCAGGACAAACCACAAAA